AAATAAAGCAAAACTTGATATAACAGCTGAAAAAAATGCATTTTTTTCAGCTGTTATATCAAGTTTTGCTTTATTTCCGCATTATTTATTCGAAAATGTAGCCAAATCACATATAAAAGCTTAACAAACGGGTTATTTGTCTTCTGAGTCTAACCAGAGACAAGCTCCCCTAGGTGGCGCCAGCCGTTTCTTCTCCTCGGTTGCTGGTGTCGCCCTCCTCCATCGTGCGCAAGGATGCCTCACGCTCTTCGGCCAACTCCTTGGCCAAACCATACAAGCTCTTCTTAAAAGCTAAGTTCTGACGAATCTCGAACCCGTTAATGCAACTGTCTACAATCAATTGCTTGAGCTCGCGTTCAGTAATATGACGGCCATCAATGACAGCATCTTTGTCACCCAATTCGCTGACAACCTTGAAACGGTTCGGGTCTTCAGTGGTGGTCACCTTGATGGTTCGGCGGTTTCGTTCTAAAACAACAATCAGGTTGTCGGGAAATTCGAACAGCGGATTAGAAGCCATGCGTATACATAGGGCAAATATTTTAAATTAAACCAAAAATTTAATATTCCCTTAATATACAATGTCTAACCTACGTAGTTTTATTAAGGACAAGCGCCCCAACCTCAGCGAAAGTTCAGTTACTACATATGCCTCCATCCTGCGCAGTCTCTACAAGAAAGTATTCGGCGACACATCCGGCGGTTCCATGGACTTCTCTAAATACGAAGAGGTGGACAAAATTCTAGACCACCTCAAGGACCTGCCCCCCAATCGCCGAAAAACCATCCTCTCAGCCTTGGTCATCGTCACGAATGACAAACGCTATCGCGACCTGATGCTAGAAGATGTGCGCGACTACAACAAGGAGATTGCCAAGCAGGAGAAGAGCGACACTCAAGAAGAGAATTGGGTCACTCAAGACGAAGTCAAGGCCATGTTCAATGAGATGAAGCGAAATGCCGGGCTCATTTACAAGAAGTCCAACATCACGCCTTCTGACCTTCAGGTGTTGCAGAACTTTGTCATACTGGCGCTCTTCACTCTGATTCCCCCTCGCCGTTCCAAGGACTACACCGATTTCCGTATTCGCGGAAACATCGACAAGGACAAGGACAACTACATTGAGCGAGGCAAGATGGTTTTCAACTCGTACAAGACCGCCAAGACATATGGCCGGCAAGAGGTCGCCATTCCCCGCGAGCTGTCCACCATCCTCACCAAATGGATTAAGACCAACCCCACAAATTACCTGCTTTTCGACACGAACATGAATCCGCTGACCTCTGTCAAACTAAACCAGCGATTTAACCGCATATTTGACGGTAAAAAGATTGCGGTCAATGCCTTGCGTCACTCGTATTTGACGGACAAGTATGCCGACAACATGAAGGTTAAGAACGCGATGGCCAAGGACATGGAGAAAATGGGCTCGTCTCTGGGCATGGCGGAGACATACATCAAACTCGATGACTGAAATTTATCCTAAAAATTTTGTAAATTTGGAATAAATTTAGATATATTTGACATCCACGCTGATGGGCACATGACTGTCGTATTCACATCCCTCAACATCGGAGCCAATACGGTCTTCCTTTCCGTCGGTGATGCTGTCAGGGTCAGCAATCACTTCAATGGGCTTGCGCTTGCTTGGGTCTTCGGATTGGAAGAACATCTTGAGGATGTACTCATTCTTCTTGAAGTCGGTGCTCTTGTTCAAATCCTCGAAGAGAGAAAGAAAATTCTCCGTGTCTTGGTAGAGCATTCGGGTCCTGTGCTCGAACGCATTGATGAAGTGGAGGTAAGCGAGGCAATACCAGCCACATGCCTGGTTCATCAAACTCTGGATGTCCTTAGTGTTGTACGGCACCTTCAATTTGAAGGATTCCATAATGCGCTCCTTGACAATCTCAGGCGGGGCCACGCCGTAGCTATCGAAGTACATGCCCTGCTTCTTGCCGTTGGGATATTCCATGACCTGGAACGCTGTCCAGTGGGTTCCGCCTGAAGGAATGCCAGTATCCTCGCACACCTCGTCATCCAAGTTGATGATGTAAGCTTTGTTCGCCTTAAGTTTCTTGGGCAGGTTGCTTTTGAAACCGACGAACTCCAACGGGATGCGCATGCGGTGGGCTAAGTCCTCAATTTGGTGGTTGGTCAACATCTTGTATACTATGTAAATATAAAATTTTGGTTAAAAATCGTCTAAACGTGGGCCGGCTGGCTTACACGAATCGGACACCTCCACGGCGAAATTGGACAGGCAATTGCGTATTCATGTGAAAGTTCGCGCTGTACGCGTCGCTCACAAGAGCCGGATTCGCCATGTTCAGCAACACGCCACGTCCGCCAATGCCAGAGTTCTGGGGAAGACGGGAACGAGGAGCCAAGGGGCTTGCATCTTCGTCACCCACCCCGCGACCGCGTTGAGCGCCAGCATACATACCATAGCCCGCCTCAGTCAATCCCTCGCTAGCACCTTGCTGAGACAAATTGGAGAGTTCCTTGGTGGTAGCAGGGTCAAGGCCAGCACGTTGGGCAGCAGCAGTCACCGCCAATTTGGCAGCCACTGGCAACACCTTCTTGACAATGGCACGAGACACGGGATTTTTACGAACAGCCTTCTCGAACTGTTGGAGGCTCTTGCCAATTTTCTTGATTCCCGGCAACTTTCCGCCGTAGTGTTGGCGAATGCCTGGCGCCCGTTTCAGTTCTGGGGCAATAACGTCGTGACCCAAATCGTAGCCGAGCGTAAATGGATTAACTTGAATAGTCTTCTCAAACGGTTTGCCGAGGGTGGCACCAGTTCGTTTGAGGGTTGGCGCTGCGTTGCGAATCATGCGCGCGAGGCGCTTGGAGCCGACCTTGCCACCAGAAAAGATGCCTTGGCCTTCTACAAAGCCTTCCTCAAGAGCCTCCCTGTTGGCCAAGAGTTCTTCGGGGGACAGCTGAATTTGAGTCGCAGAGCCTCGGTCGAAGCATCTGGTCATGTGATTGAACTTAACGGGGTCAACAATCACGTTGACTCCCTCGCCCTCAATCGCGCCACTCACGCGCACGCGGTGGCCGTTTCGCAATCTCGATAGTTGTTTCGGTGATGCGGAAATTTTAACAGCCTGCATTGTACATTAGCTCAACATAATTTTGCGGTAGTTTTGTTAAAAATGAGATAAAGCACTTTTCACAAAAGATTTGAGCTCGCAATTAGTTCAAACTAGAAGTTGCGTTGCTGAATTTAACCAGACACGCGGTTGCCAGAAAGAACATCAATCTTGATTTCGACACCGTATTCAGCGAACACGTAGAGGTCGACAGCCTTGGCTGACTGGTTCTGGCCAATGATGGTGATGGACTTGGAGACTTGCTCTTCGATGGGAAGGACACGTGAGCAGTTGACGTAGTGGTAGCAATATTCCATCTCGAAGTCCAATTGGCCAATGAGGGAAGAGGTAATACCATCAGTCAAGCCAGCGTTGACCGCATTACAGCCAGCCAAGTTGTTCATGAACTGCTCGTAAGAGTAGCGCTGAGTATTGTAAATCATATTTTGGCCAGACACAACCACGTTGAAGTTGTTCAACAGACACAAGGGGGAGGTAGGGCCTGCGCCTGCAGGGTCAAAAGGTGACTGAATCGGAGAAACACCACCATTTGCAGTAGCAGTGTAGTAGGGCAATACCAAAACGCTCTTCAAGCCAGAAATACCGCTTGTAACCAAATTGTTGAAAGTCGTATTTGGGGTTACATTGTTGACAACGTAATTGTAAATGTCAGTGTACACAATGCGCTTGATAGGGCTTGACAAGTATGCCTGTTCATAAACGGGGTTCATCACGTAGGCTGGAACATACAAGCTGACCACATTAGAAAAAGGAGAATTGTTAACACCTGCAATCGAAGTCTGAGTGCCCCACAGACACCTGTTGCCGACAAACAAGGACACAAGGGTAGTTTGACTCGCTACTTGGACTGCGCCGCCGTTTGAGGCTGTTGCTGAAGCAATCATCACAGGGTTGACACCTCCAAGAGGGCTGGTCACCTGTACGGTGGGAACTTTACCAGCACTCAAAGTAGAAGTAATTTGAGGCTGGTTCAAGTTCAAGGTAGCCTTCATAAAGATACCCTTCAACAATGGGACGTTTTGGAAGAAGCTGTGCAAGTGCTTCAATTCAATCATGCCCATGATGGCAATTTGGAAAACACCAGTGGCTGCATCAACCTTATTGAAGACGTACGATTTGTAAAGAGCATTACAAGAAAAATAAGGGAGCAATGTGCCGTACGCATCATCGCCGACATCTGTCAAACCTTCAGGGTCGTAGTTGATGTATTGCTGGCGTTTCAAAAATCCAGTGTTTCCAGTGTCGAAAGAGTTGAGGGCACCGGATACAGTTGGGAACGCTACCAAGTTTCGGTTGTTGCACGTTCCAAGACCGTCTGTAGTTCCAGCTGCGGTAAACGCGCAGGACAATGCATTGTCTGGGTAAAAACCGATCGAGGCACCCTGGGTTTGGACATCCTGCCACGAGAGCGAAGTCATCAACTTGAACGAGTTCCACAAGCCAGCATAAGGAGTTTGCTGGATGATGGTGGTTCCGCCGAGTTCGAGAGTCAAAGAGTGGATGATTGAACCAAACCAGTTCTTCAAGCCGAATGCGTAGTCTACTGAAGTCGCAGGAGTAGCTGGTGCAGGGATAGTCGCGCCGGTTGCCGTGAGAATCATCGGGACCGCCAGGTAGGCTTCGCGGTAGTTCACGTACTTGTTGGAGTTTGCCAACGACGACGTTTCAATAACGCACTGGTTACCGGAGTAGTTACCATTCTGGGTGTCCAGAATATTGAGCCAGTCTTTCTTCACAAAGATGCTAGGAGCGCCTTCGCTCTGGGTTGACATTTCATACACGAGAGTATCACCGGACATGTTATAGTAATACACAACAAAAAATAATAAAAAATCTTTTATAATTTTTATTCGTCTAAATGGAAAACTTGATGTTGGAGGGCTTGTGTTTCTGGACAACTTTCAATTGTTCCAATTTCGAGGCCAGTGCCTTGCTCAATGCTCCGCCAGTTGTCAGGTTTGGAACTCCGGGACTTGGGGCGTAAGAAGTGAAAGTGCCAGCCGAGCCACTGCTTGGCAACGCAGTCACAATACCCATCCCTTCGCCTTTCATCAGGCAACGGCCTTTAAGTTTGCTTGGTCGAACAATCATTGTGTTATAAGCAAAGAAATTTATGCGCTCCCTGCTTTTAAAGCAATCTTGCTTTTCAAGTTCTTGTATTTCAGTGTGTTGGTCATTAGCATATTCACCAAAGAAATCTGCTTTTGAATCTCGCCCTCCTTGCTCATGCTGTCGGCATTCAAATGCTTGAGGTCCGTCAGCAAGCGCTGATGTTCGCGTTGAAGGTCATCAAAAAGCTTCTCAAGATACTGGTTCGTCAAGTCGCCAAACATCCTCTTTAATTAAGGTCAATATTTTAATTTTCGCCTACATGTCGCGAATCACGAGAAGCATGGTAATGTTCGGGTCCTTGATTTGGATGGGTCGCAAGTCCGTTCCAAGCAGTTGGATACGCAACTCATTGTAGGTTCCGGGCAACAGTCTGTTCCAATTAAACTCTGGCGGCTTGTCAACTACCAATTCGCCAATCGCAACACCAGGAGTCAACGAGTAAATAATTGAAGTCGGGTTCGCATACTTGTTGTCAATATTGCTGATGGACACAAGCAAGCTGGGGTTCGGCTGAACCTGAGGAGTCAGAGTCGAGATGTAGCTGAATGTTGACCCGATCTTGTAAGCAGTCGTGGTGCCAGGGTTGGCGCCTGCGTTGTTCTGATTCTGACTCGAGCTGAAGGTTGTCGCAAAGCCGACCAGTTCGTTGAACTTGGAAGGGGTCGTAATGACAGGATTGAATGTCTGGGCTGGCAACAAGGTTCCGCCGGGGTTCGACCATCCAGCAGGTAAAGCAGTTGGAACAGCATAAGTATTCAATTGGATACCGTAAGCGGTTGGGTTGACAATAAACTCGGCATAAAATACGTTGTCGCCAGTGCTATCCACCAGGTAAAATGGTGCAGTTGGTGTCGGGGTGATGAACTGCGTCGAAAGGTTGTTGGCATTCAAGCAGACAAATTGAAGGTAGTTGTTCAAGTCAGCCACTTCATAGAGCCCATCTGGCACCTTAATCGTGTAGGTCGTGTAGTTGTTGGTTCCGCCTGTGTTAATCCAGTTGAAGGTAAACGAATTATTTGACAAATTGCTGGTCACATTGAACCACGAATAATACATAGTGATCTGAGCAATGGCAATCTCACTGTTGGAAAAGTATGTCGAATTGGGAAACTTGTAAACGAGTGTGTTGTTGTTCCCGTCACCGACGACGTTGTTCTGGTTTAGCACAATGGTCCTCATTATATACAGAGCATATAATAAAAATTCAAAAACTTGTCTAAAACTACTTTCGCATTGAAGGGATTACTCGCACTTTGGACATGATTGGCTTCTTTCCGCCGGCAGTCTGGTAGGGCTGTGGTTTGGCTCCTGTTCCGTTGACAATCCCAATAAGCTCTGGCGGGACATGGCTTCCTCCTGGGTAGAAAGGAAGGGTTGCCGTTTGGTCATGTGGCAATCGGCCTGTCAATTGGCGCGGGCTGTAGCCCTGAAAATTTAAACCTCCATCAACGTCGTAAACGGGCATTGTACATTACGGCAACATTTTATTTGAGCTTGTAGTTTCTATAGTAGTCATCAGGATATTTGAGCGTCAGCTCTTCGCCTGCCTCAATGTCCCTCAATGCTGTCAGAAACTTCTTCTTCAAAATGCAGTTTGGTTCACTGCTTTCATTGACAAAGTTCACCTTGTTCTCAGTTCGGTAGGGTTCTTCTTTGGCAACGATGATACAGTTAATGCGTTTCATTCTGTATGTATGTATTGAGTTCAGTTTGTATTCCATGTATCGGTTATTAAACTCACGAATGCTCATGAGTTCGCCAATGTATTCATAAAACTTAGTTCCCTTCTTAATGGGCTCATCGGTGAACAGTCCAACGCCATGAATGGGACTTGGTCTGATTTCCAGCATTTTACAATAGGCCAACATTTTATTTAAAAGCATTGGCGTCACTCCATTTGTCTCTCGTGCGAAGCGGAGACAATCCAGCAAGCTGGCTAAAAATGGCTGGAAATGGCTGGAAATGGCTGGAAATGAAACGTTTTCCGGCTGGAAATGGCTGGAAATGGCTGGAAATGAAACGGTTTCCGGCTGGAAAACAGCCAAAATGGCTGGAAATGAAACGGTTTCCGGCTGGAAAACAGCCATCTAGCCAGTCTTTCCCCGTGTCCGTTCCCGCTTTTCCGAAGAAAGTTGTGGAATTCCTCAATAAAGTGGCCAATTTCAAGGGTTTCACGCTTAAAATGGGTCAAATCTTCTCTCTTTTCCAATCCTGATAAAATCAACCACTTCCAAACTTTTAACATCGAACCCATGTTAATTCTTGAAAACAGCCTTAACGCCCCATGGAAGCCAGCATCATCAGAATGTCCCTGGCTTCAGATTTCTTGATGCTTCCTTCGTCGCTCAGCTTGACAAGCAAAGATTTGAACTCCTTGACTACCTCGGTGCCGTCATTGCCTGCAATAATCTGACCCTTCAAAATCTCGAAACGGTTCAACGTCTGTTCGTCGCGAGACATCGTTGGAGTCGGAATATTCAAGCGGTCATTAATTCGCGCGTCCTTCGCCAAGTTAAAGAGCAATTCCTGGTCGTCAATGTCCAAAACACGAATGTCGTACTCGTCAGGCAAGCGGTCCTCCAAAATGTGTTTCAGAAGCTTTGACAATGGCTGGCTGAGCTCGCGGTATGGGTATTTGCTGACCTTGCCACCGCTCAGGGTTCGCAATTCCAGCTGGCCACGAGACAACTTGGCGGGGTCTATGATGTACTTGCCAAAGGGCACAAATGTTGGTGTGACGCGCTGAACACCCTTGGTCATGTCAACGGCAACGGCTGGAGGCTTGGCCTGCTTCCTGCCCAATCCCCAGCCTTGAATTGGCGCACGAACTGCGCCGTGGTAGACGGGTTGGTATTGAAGTTGTTGGCGCATGCCTGGATACATGGTGTGACGAAAACCGGAACCCTTGGCAGTTGGGTCTGCCTTGGCAGTTGTTGGGTCTGCGGGTTTCAACGGCGCTGAAACTGCAACAGGAGCGCCGGATCGAAGCGCAACCACTTCAGGGTCCCAATCATTTGCCAGAGACGTTTCAAAAATGCCACGCAACAAGTCTTTGGCCTCTGCCTGAGAAAGAGTGTCTCCGTTGTCTTTCTTAATTTTGCTTGGTTCCATCTTCAATTTCAAATAGTTGGCGTCTGCTTGCTTGAGGTTGATGAGTTTCGTTTGTCTGGCAAACTCAATTTGGACATCAACAGGGATATTTCCACGAATACGGTCATACCATTCGCGAGTCGTCTTCCAGCTTGCTTTGTTGAAAGCGTCAACGGAATCAAGCACGTCAATCCTTGAAGCGCCTCCAATTGGCAACATGGCACCTGGGTCAACTGGCAAAGCGATTGGGGCGGCGGGAGGTGTCGAATATCCTGCTGGGTCAATGGGTGAAAAGGCTCCAGAAGGACTTCCAATGATGCCCGAAGGAGGTGGAGAATATGATGAAGGGCCACCAGGACCCAGTGGGACTAGCGGAAAGGGTGGGGCCAGAAAGGTTGGAGGAATATAAGCTGGCGTCGACGAACCGGGCGATGTGGGGCCAGCGGGTGGCGCCGTCGGCCCGGTAGGTGAGGCAGTCGGAGGTGCAAACGGAGCGATGGGCGCACCGGCAGCCCGCCCTGCGGCCAAGGCAGCCAACAACGATTGGGCGGTTGCCTCTTGCGCAGGAAATGAAACGCCACTTGTTGCCAATTCCTTGGCCATCAAAGCGCGAATGTATGAGACGAAAGCGACTGAGGGCACACCCTGCGAAAAGCGGGGCTTCAGTTCGCTCTTGATTTGGTTGAACATCTGGTATGTAAATTCGATTTCAGCAGGAGTCATGTTGCTGACTGCCTCCAGCGCCTCGGTTCCATCAGTTAATTCGCGCATCATCTTGAGAAGACTTACACGCACTTCCTCGGCATCGGCCAGCTTCTCCGTCGTCGTGCGACTGTCTGGAGGTCGCATAGGCTGTCCCGTCTCCTTGTAGACGCGGTTCGCTTGCATGTTGTAAGCATCATTCTGTGCCTGAAGAGCTAGGTAATACATATACTGCTTCCGAAACTCAATGGCTTGCTGTGGCGTGTTAATTGGTAATCCGCTCATTATACCATAGCGCCACAAATTATTTATTTGAAAAGTTTAGACGTCAAAATGTCTCGGAATATAATAGAAAACATAATGGATTTCACGCCCTTCGAGACAGCCTTCCGAGAGAAGGCACTGAGCGACTTCCACTTGGATGCCCGCTATCTCGTTCCAATCTTCGACTTCTGCCGTGAAATCGAAGAGGCATCATACGACGAACTTGGCGAGCTGAGCTACAGGAAGGCCAAGCGCAAGTTCAAGAAACTGTTTCGCAAATACAACGCCATCTTTGATGCGCCAGATGTGCCGACCCATGAAGACCATGAATCGCTGTCCGTCATGCGGAAGTATTTGAAGAACAACAAAGGCGACCAATTCGGATACTTCAAATACAGGCGCGAGCACTACCACGAGCAAGTGGCGCTGTACAATTCCCTGATGATGCAGCGCAACATGGAACTGCTTGCTCACAAAACAGAATTTTTTGAGGCCATGGAGAGAAGAATGGAACTGTTGGACAAGCACGAGCACAAGGCTAAAACGGCCGACCCGCTCAGCACAGTGCGTCGTCAGAAAAATCGGTGGTCGAAAGAGCCGGTCATGTGTGCCTGTGGCGTGCTGTATACGCAGGGAAACAAAACCGCCCACGTCAAAACGAAGCACCACAAGGCCTTCCTTCTCTCGAACTCTAAAAATCAAACCCCTTTAGAACCACACCCAAGCCACGAATGTGTGGCCAACTTCTTGCCAGAGTGTGCCGGCCAGAACGTGGTCATCTCTGCCATCATATAATTAAGGTCTAAATTAGCAGGTAAATTATGCCAGCAAATCTAGACTGTTGTTGCTTGTCTACGTGCGTCACATGAGACAGACGAAGAAGGCACCAAAAATTTTAATATGAGCTGAATGTATGGGCGCACTAACTTTAGAGCAAATCGTAAACTGCAAGATGCTGGATGCAATCCACGTGTACTTAGGCTTAACCATCAAAGACGGTGAATGGGAGCTGAATCTGTCGAGTCCATTAATGGAGCATGTGAAACAGTTGCGCGAGTGGTTCGACGAAAATCCATGCGAATCCTTCGACCCTGAATTTCATTGGCTAACCTTCATACAAACGCTGTTCGCCTTCGAAAGCACATTTTACGAAACGGTCGACAGCGTGTCGCCTTTTGTCAACAAGTTTACGTGCGAAGAAGTTGAAACGGTTTTCGGCCATTGGTATGCGCAGAAGGTTCGCCACTTGTATCCGACCATTGATTCATACAATGGCATCAGTCATTTCTGGAATGTGATGGCCTACATGTGGATAGGCGAGCAGAAACCTAGCGACACACTTCGGAAATGCATATTGGATGTCCTTGACACCGCCTTTGAGCATTGGCAACAGTCTTCTGGCCGTCTCCCTCGTGTGACATAGAAGACAAGGGTCAGTGTTTCAGAAAAATTTGGAAAGTTCGCATAATTTGTTGGACTTTTTATTTTTTAACATCGAGGTCATGTTAAAACTTTGGGAGCGGTTGATTTTACTAGGGTTGAAAAAACAAGAAAAATCCAACTGAATTGTCTTGTTTTTTAAGGAATTCACGTATTTCTTAGGGGATAATTACGGAATTCCGCAATTTTTCAACGAAAAAAGCGGGCAAAAATCCGGAAAAATTGTGATGGCTGGAAATGAAACGGTTTTCGGCTGGAAAACAGCCAAGTCGGCTGGAAAACAGCCAAAACGGCTGGAAATGGCTGGAAATGGCTGGAAATTCGGCTGGAAAACAGCCAAAACGGCTGGAAATGGCTGGAAATGAAACGGTTTTCGGCTGTTTTCCAGCCATTGAAAAGCCATCTGGCTGGACAGGCTTCCAGCTGTTCGGCTGTTTTCGGGGGTGTTGCTTGTCTCTGGTGACGCGATGAGACACCTAAGTATTTGAAAGATGAATTGCCCAACGTGGGAAAAAATTCATGTTTCGGTGGTTTCACTCTTCATCACTGTCGTTGTCGACCTCTTCGAAGCTGAGTTCAATGGGCTCGTCATTCAATGGGACGAACTTCATGGCGTTGTCGCTGGTGAGCGTGTTCAACTTTCCCTTCAAATGCTTGGTGAGAGTTCGGTTGTTCTCCTTGTCCAACTCGTCATGCGCATACTTGTGCACGTTTGGCTGGTTGGTAATGCTGGCATCAATGTTGTCGGACTTGGTGGCAAAGGTGTCGTCGTTTCTGATTGGACGGGAGTACATCTTCATGTAGGTATCGTGCGACTGGTTGACCAACTTGAGAACATTGTTTCGCGCTCTGTAGAACATGCACGTTTCAATTTCAAAGGAAATGAGTTTTTTGGTGATGGCCTCGAGCTCCTCATTTCCTACGCGCGTCCAACCGTCCACCAGCTTGACATAAAACACATTGCGTTGCTTGTCGCTGCAGAAGATGGGACACAAGTGCGTTTCTGTCTTCTCGATGATTCCGCAGAGGGTGTTGACGATCATGGCGTGGTAGGATGTAAACGGCAGAAGACCATCTGAGGTGTTGACCAATGGCACTTCGACGGCATGAGGCGATTGCTTGACAAACTTGATTTTTGAGGGAAGATCGGTCTCCTTGACAAGTTTTATGTATTTGTTCTTCGTTTGGTCATATAGAGACTGCTTCAAAAACTCGCCAAGAGGGAGCGCGTTTGCTCGAGTGGTTTGCAAGTTTTCCAGGACAGATTTGGGCGCCAAACGTTTGAACTGGACTGGTGCTTCCTTCTGAACCGGGGCAGATGCTTCCTTCTGGACGGGTATGGTCTCAGGCACTTGGATGGAAGGGGGTGCCACTGATGTGGCGGGTGGCGCTCGCATGAGGATGCCAATCATGTCGTCCTTGGTCTTGAGTTGCTCTTTCAAGTGGGAAATTTCCAAGTCTTTCAATCTGAGTGCGTTCTCAAGCTCTTGGATGCGGGCCATTGTGGTGCTAACCGTTTCAATTTCGGTTTCGCATTCTTCTGGCTCGGTAATGTTGGAGATGACGGAGCAGGAAGAACTAGCCCCGACTTTCTTCAAATGCTTTTGGCTTTTGAGATGGTCTGAGTAGTTTCCCTTCTTCGTGGTGGAAAAGTCACAACAGGCGCAGGTGTACGACGGCATTTCTTCTATACATAACAATAGAGAATTGTTTTTAAGCCAATTTTTTGATTATTGTTTTTCCTTAATTCGTCGGAAAACAAAAATGTGGATAGTCGGGCGTTTCAATTTTATGCAACTTGTTGGGGCTCAGGGGCTTTGGCCTTCTTCTCGTGATACTTCTCTTTGCGTCGTTCTAGATACTTCTTGTAGCGTTCGGGATCGGCCTTGAGACGCTGGAAATACTCTTTAGAGCGCACCTTGATTTCCTCGACGTGCGTCTTGTTGTACTTGCGGACGCGTTGCAGATGACGGGCGTAGAACTGTTCGGCCTTGGTTAGCTGGACAGTTTCTTCCTCAATGTTCATCGTTGCTTCTATCATACTATGAGATAATTTATTTAGGCCATTTTCGGACAAATTGATTTCAATTTTTTTCTTAATTCTTTCGGAATAAAATGACTTAGAGCCAATTTCTTTTCTATGTGTATCTCAGAATGTCACAAGTGAAAACGCCCAAGGTTTACAAACTCGTCGACCACGTTCATGGCAATATCTACGTTGGCTCAACTATGGACACGATTCAGAAGCGCAAATACAGCCACGGTTCTAAATACAGACACTACCTCAAGAAAGGTGGTGTGAAGGGATTTGTGTCAGCATTCGAGGTGATCAAGCACGGGAATTGGGATATTGAGCTTCTTGAGGAGCTTGACCCAAACGCGACACCGGAAGAAATGCGCCAACGCGAGCGACACTTCATGGAGCAGTTCGAAAACGTTGTGAACAAAAATGTGCCATCCCGCACACCAGAGCAATACTACCAAGACAACTGCGAGACCCTTCTTCAAAAGTGTCGCGACAAGTATCATTTAATTAAGGACAAGAAGCGTGAATATTACTTGGCCAACCGCGAAAAGCGTCTTGCTTACGCCAAGAACAGGTATCCCACCATTCGTGAAACGGTCTTAGCAAAAGAGACATGCGCATGTGGTGTCACCTACTGCAAACAGGTGATGACCAAACACAAGAAGACATGTGAGGCTCACTTAGCCACTCTCGGCGGGGAGCCCGTTGTCCTCTAACCATTTTGCTCGTCTTTCCAAATATCTCTGGTGAATTTTTTGGAAACGGCTTATTGCGATTTCGTATTTGGAGCGTTTCGGTTTTTGCTCCTTTGGCTGTGCAACATATGTGCCATCGGCAATCTGCTGTTTCTTTAGCTTGTAGTTCTGGTAATACTGCTGGAAGCGTTGCTTGTTCTTCTGGTAATACTGCTTGCTGTAGGTGTTGCGCTTGCTGGGCTTGGCGGATTGTTCTGGTTCGGCGTTCATATTGTTTGTAAATATTTTAATGTTTGCCAACAATATGCGAGTGATTTACTACACAGACAGCGACAACAATCTTTTTCAAATAACTGAAACGCCCGGGCTCGTCAAAGTGACCTTAATCACGGAAGACATGCTTAACCTTCTTGATTGCCCTCAGATGCTTCAAATATCGGACGAGCCCTTCGACCTTGAGGCTGAAATTCTGACTCTGCCAGAATGGAAGCCCGACGCGCCTCCAAGTAGTTTTCCTTAAATACTTAGTGCCACAAAACCCAGTAGGCCAAATGGGACGGCGTCCACATGGGCGCGTGCTTCCATTTTTGATTACGTTTCAGAAATTGTTCTTGGCGTACTGGGTCGCGATGCTCGTGCCAATCTTCGTAACCTTTCTGTCCGAAGTGGACAAACTTGCCATTGGGGTCTCGAATCATAAATTTCTTGTCCTTGCGCGTCGAGCGATACAGTTCGACATGATTGCCATAGAAGTGGTGGAGGGAAGCCAACACCGAATTCGTATAATCTGCGTCCATTGACATAGATGTAGATTATATTTTAAGAGCTTTTTTGCTCGCTCAACTCAAGTTGGGAAGCTGAGTTTGTCTTCAACACCTTTTCTTCGTCGTCCGACACACCGAGTTCGAGCTGTTTCATTTCAACGCTTGTTTCTAAATCTACGCGACGGTCAATTTTGATGAGACCACACAACACACTGAAATGTTCGCACTTGCTACGCAGGCAATACCGGACAGACAAGCCGAACGAGCCTGCTAGAATGGTGGCCATCGACAAGAAGAAGACCCCATTAAATTCGCGTATCCATTCCATTGTTTTAAGTGGGGATAAAATCATTCGTATGCAATTATAAATTGGATGTCTCCTTTTCCAATTGGACGCGTGACAAATTTCTTGAAACCGCGCCTCTTGACCGTTTCAGGCGCCAATTGGCGAAATCGCCAATAGTCGTCCGTTTCATCTATTTTCTTGTATTTGTAGCCATATTCTTTAATCCAGTTCAACGCTTCTTGCTTGGTATAGCAGTCCTTCTTGAAAATGACAGACTGAATTATGTTGCTGTCCGCGCCAGTTCCTTGAATGGCAGTGTTCAGCGATGCGCCGATGTCTGTGACAGTGTTCACGAAACGCCTGAGCGACGGCAACCCCTTGAATAGGTCAGCTGTATTCTGCTTGACAAATGTGTAATCTTGCTCGCTTCCAGAGTTGGAGCCCTTCAAGAGGGCCATTATGAAGTCTTGGCAATTGTTGTCGACTGCCGAATATCGAAAGAACTTGTCGCCCTGGATTTGTTTGGCACCTTCAAGCATTTTGTTGAGGGTCAGAGGCTTGCGCAAGTTGTTGATTATTTCACATTCGGCGTCAGCCGGCTTCTTCGGATTGATGGCCATGTTTATGACCTCGTTCTTCTCGACGAGAATGGTCACCATTTGGTTACTGGATGAGTCGACGACTTCGACGCGCAAGTCCAGATGGAAGAGCGTGTCGTGAGGCTGGCCCTCCAACTGGTTCTTGACTTCTCCAAAGACAGATGTGAGTGGCGTATTTTCCAACCGCTTCTTGAACTCGCCAAATGAAACGGCATTCAGCGCACTGGTGAACAAGGCTGGAACGGGAGCACGACATGCCACAATGCGGAAAATGGGCATGTCGCCGTATTTCTTCAGGATTTCTCGCACCTTCGGAGGATAGTCGTCGCGACCATAGACGACCTTACTGGAATAGTCACGCCACGCGTTTGGGTCAAACCATTCTTTAAGTCGGCTCATCACGGGAGCATCAGGGGATTTTATGGTTCTTTTTTTTTTGGATACATGCTGAAACGGCCTCGGCCGTGCATCTTTCGGGCAATGGCGCGCAAACCGGCACCATTCGGTGCGAAATCCAGTCTTTGGTTGGCGGCTTCTGCGGCATGACGTTGTTCGAGGTAGGCCACCTCTTCAGGGGTGTACATGGTTCTCCAATCCCAACCTGGTGGCGGTTCGGAAGACCACTCGCCCTCATCATCATACTGGCTCAGCAATTTGCTCAGAAGCGGGCTTGTGAATCTGCTCATGGGCGTTTCATACGGATTGTCCGACTTTTTGAAAGAACCCACGAAATCTAAGAGCTTCTTGGGCTTCCTGACAGCTTGCCTGAAACCCTTTCGAATGGCTCGGTTGATTTCCTTGGGTGTCTTCAACTTGCCCCCGGTCGTCGCATCCTTCATTTCTTCGTCTTGTTGTCTTCTAGCCAACTCAGCATGAGCGAATACTAGATACTCATCCTGGATGTCCCAGTAACCGCGTCCGATGTTCAATTCGTCAAGTGTTTGATTTGGTTGAGTTGCTTGCCTGAGCATCTCAAGAAAATTGTCAATCCGTCTCCCCATCGTCTGCAATTCTTCGGTGCTGAGTTGGCGCATGGCGTTGGCTAAAGTATCTACGTCTGATGCTATCCACTGCTCAGGAGTCATCACGAACGGGTTCACATTCCTATTTTGGATGATTCGGCGGATGCGACTGGGGATAGAAACAGCGCTCCCAGTTCCACACGCCATTTTGCCACCTTCTACAGTGGGATTGACATTGATAACCGTCAAGTCGTCAACTTGTCTAGGCAGTGTGCTACTGTGAATGGCAGGTTGCGCCCAGCCTTCCAATGGAGGAACATTGGGCCTTCGAGGTTTCGCTTGGCGTCCCATTACGACCGCTTTGCCTCCTTTTCGCGATTTGGCGGGTGCTTTGGCGGGTGTCTTCTTTGCTTTGGCCGGCTCCACAGATAGCGGTAACTGGATTTCGTCCGATTTGGCCGAACCCTTCTTGTAGCACTCTTTGCATTTTGGGTCTTTCAGAGCGTCTTTGTAGGTCACTCCGTTCTTGGTGGCATAAGCCTTGATGTGCAGAATCCACTCGTTTGCCATATATAAATAACCCTCTAAAAAAAGGCTATTTAGATATTTAGAAACTTACACTTGCCCATTCAAGTAGGGCGCATACATCGGGTCGACTGTCTCAACGCTCAGAAACTCGTTCCAGTTCTTGCGATACTTCTTGTCCATTTGCGCCTCATAGTCGATAACCAGCGCACAAAACTTTTCTGCCGTTGCGTAATTATACAATGACAACAGGTCTTCCTTCGTCAGGCCGAGACCGCCTTCAGCGAGGATGAGATTCAGCTCGCGCTGTCCACTTAACTTCAGAAGGACTAAGTAGGACAAGTTTCCACGGATGATTTTAGGAATACGGAAATATGACTGACTGATGTAAATGACGGAGCAGTTCAACTTACGCGCACGAATGTAGTAGTTCTCGATGCGCGACTGGTCTTTGGCTAATACTAAGTCGTCAATGACAACCAAATGGTTCACATCCTTGTCGAACTTGTCCAGCTGGGGAAGACTCTCAATGCCTTCTTTGATTTGAATCTGGTCGGACTTGGACGCCAAGAAGTTGTACAGAGGCTCGTCCTTATTTCGCGTGACAATGGTGATGTCGGCAAAGGTTCCGCGGCCGACGCTGAAGAGATGGATGAGGTTGATCAAAAAATTGGTTTTGCCTGAACCTGACGGCGCGACGATGGCCATGCGAAACGGCAGTTTCAAATGATGAAGGTGGAAATTCGGGTTTTCCGATTCGACTAAAAACTCGCTTGGCATGACTTCGTAGAAGTTGATCGGCTTCGTGATGTCATCGACGGGGGCGATGGGCTTTCTTTTAGGGGGCATAGTATAATAGGAGATTATTTTATTTAAAACGTTCCTTAAAATTCGAAATCTGAAAAATAATATGTAGCATTAGTATAGATGAGCTCGTATCCTCCACCCATTGAGAATGTCGCTCTGTTCGACACAACACTGTTTAAAGAGTCTAGCGAGGCGGTTCTGACCGTCGGCGAGGCAAACAAGAGATATTTGCGCTATCCAACTGCGCAAGGAACTGAAACGCTCCAAGCGGTCAATGTGAATGGAACCGCCACATTCAATGATGATATTAATATGACAACAAATAGAATATTATACACAGATGATAAAATCAATATAGGAACTAATACTGGTGCTTCATTGCAAAATAACTATGCTATATCCATAGGTTATTCTGCTGGTACATATACTCAAGGTGCTCAAGGTATAGCAATAGGTTTTGAAGCAGGACAGGCTTTTCAAGGTGATAATAGTATAGCTATTGGTAGAGGTTCGGCTTTTACTGGTCAAGATACAAATTGTATTTCATTAGGTACATTAGCAGGTCATGAAAATCAATCCGCATCAGCAATAGCAATAGGAGGTTATGCTGGACAATCCACACAAGGTACAAACGCTATTGCTATAGGTTTAAATGCAGGATATAATACTCAAGGTGAAGGTGCAATAGCCATAGGTGATACTGCTGGTAATGTTAATCAAGGTATTACTGCAATTGCAATTGGTGATGACGCAGGTGCCTCTTCACAAGTTGCTAGTGCAATAGCAATCGGTAATCTTGCAGGTAATGCTTCACAAGGTGCTTCAGGTATTGCTATCGGTAATACTACAGCATCGTCAAGTCAACAATCTGACGCTATAGCGTTAGGTAGAGAAGCAGGTAGATGGACGCAGGGATCTCAATCCGTCGCTATTGGTTTAAATGCTGGCAGAGGTTCAAGTTCTACAACTGGTTTTCAAGGGTCTAATTGTGTCGCTATTGGTACATCGTCAGGACGAACGACGCAGGGTGCAAGTGCTGTAGCAATTGGAAATTCAGCAGGTCAAACATCGCAAGGTTCATCTTCCGTGGCAGTTGGCTCAAGTGCTGGAAATTCGTCGCAAGCAGCTAACAGTGTCGCAATTGGTCCAAACGCAGGCAATTCTAGTCAAGGTTCTGGTAACGTGGCAGTTGGGGTTAGTGCCGGCCAAACGTCGCAAGGTGCGCAAAGTGTGGCGGTAGGTCAAAGTGCGGGTTTCAACACACAAGGAGTGTCAAGTGTTGCAATTGGCGGAATTGCAGGCGAAGTTACCCAAGGTTCAAACTGTGTGGCAATCGGAGCGGGTGCTGGGAGATACGTTCAAGGTGCTAACGCAGTGGCGATAGGTTCAGGTGCTGGACTTGGAACAACAGGAGTACCGACATCTTACCAAGGTTCTGGAGCAGTGGCCATTGGATTTTACGCTGGGTCTCAAACTCAAGGTGCTACAGCAGTAGGTGTAGGTAGAAGAGCTGGAGAAACAAATCAGGGAATTAATGCTGTCGCGTACGGTAATGCTGCAGGACAAACAAACCAAAGCACTCAAGCAGTAGCGATTGGATATCAAGCTGGTAACTCAGGCCAAGGAAGTTCCGCTATAGCAATTGGAATAAATGCGGGTATATCAAATCAACATGCTAACTCTATCATATTGTCAGCTACTGGAAACAATTTAAACAGTGATGGAACTAGTAGATTATACATTGACCCAATTCGAAACGCCACACAAACAACCGCCCTCGGTTACAATACGACGACTAAAGAAATTACTTACTACACGCCAACCAACATAAATCCTTATTACGGCGAATTCACATACGTCAATGACCAACCATTGAGTTCTGGCATCATAGCGCAAGCAGTTTTGAATACCAACGTCATCGCCAACGGATTCACAAGAACTGTCAACGAAATCAACATCAACAAAGATGGAATATACAAAATAGGTTTAACATTGAACGTCAACAACACGGGAGCAGCAACAACCATGGTTTACGGAATAACTAAAAATTTATCAGGCGTTACAGCGGGTACAAGGTCAGTGTTAGTTCCCGCTTCATCAATCAACAATGTTTACTACATTGAAACGATAGTGTCATTATTATCAACTGATAAAATATCAGCAGGTGTGTTCCCTCCTTCATCTGGCAATTTAACATTGAAAACAGAGGTGTCGCCAGGTGCACCTTTTGTCGAAATACCAGCAGTTCTGTTGACTATATTTGAAATATTGTAGAAGACGAATTAATGAAAAACGAAAATGAATATTCTCTTTCCATAGAATACAATGGAATACGAATACTTTTCCTTAGATACGCCAGTAACCTTGCCGAAGATTGTCAGTAAATATCGCTACGAGTTGCTCGACTTGAAGCCACATGTATCCGTTTGTTACCAAGTGTGGTGTTTCACAGCTGAAGGCGAATTCGTCAAGTTTTTCAGTGGAATGATTAGTGGCGAAGAATACGAAGCATGGAGTCACGATGACACTTACATGGATAACCTAATTAAAGCCAAGGTGGAAGCCCAGTTGGCAGTCCTTGCTTAATTTGATTGTTGAGCAAATGCTCAAAATGTGGATAAATAATGTGTTTATTAACCATTTAGACAAAAAATGATTAACAATCACATAAATAATGCGGAAATAAAGCAAAACTTGATATAACAGCTGAAAAAAATGCATTTTTTTCAGCTGTTATATCAAGTTTTGCTTTATTT